CATTCATCTTCTTTAAGTGAAACAGTTGCTGATACATTTTGTGTATTATTACCCGTACGGTGTCCCGGTTTTACCCATTCTAAATGAACTTTCTTTATTCTATCTAAAAGCTGAAATGGGGATTCTGTTCGCATAATTGCTCCAATTGGTGCCTTTTGTGGAATACTAATTACAGCCGTATCGTGTGGTCTAAAATATTCATCTTCAATTAGTTCTGGATGATTAATTGATAGATATGTATATATTGCTTCATTCTTTCCAACTCGTACGCGTCTAATATAATAATCATTGTGCCATGCATGAATTCCTGAGCTAGTTCCTAATGCTAATGAAGTTGTTCCTGCAGGCTTAACTGTGGTTGTTCTCGCACTCTCATTAATTCCTAAAATTTCTGCTACTCTAGAATTTTCATTTTTAACTATATCTGCTGCTTTAGTCATATCATATCCTAATACAGTTCCAGATCCAATTCCGGTCATAGATACACCAATTAGTGCATCCTTCTCAGTTGTTCTTTGCCAAATTGGTCTTAGATAATGAAATTCAGTATATCCTGCTTGTAATGTTCCAATAAATGCGGCTGCTCTGACTCGGTTTTCAAAATCTTCTTGTGATTCGATATCTGAAGCATTTACTTCACATAAGTTACAGAATTGGAATGGCCTTAGTGCAATCTCACAACATGGATTAGTTCCCCAATCTTTGTCATTTGTTAAATATATACCCGGTTCGCCTGCTCCTGATAATTCTACTCGTTTCCATAGATCCATAAAGAAACCTTTTGTTAATTTATGTCTCATTAATGCTGCAGAGTTATTTGCTCTACCTCGTTGTGGATTCGTTTCCCACCAGTTGCCTGACTTACATGAAATCATTTCTTCATCGTCAGCACTAAATAAACTAATTAATGCAGCACGTCTAATACCGCCAGCTAAAACAGCGTCAGCTATATGGCATATAATATCGTGAACTTCAATTGGAGATAAGAAGTCACCGATTTGTTTTGAGTCTAATATACCTTGAACTTTAATCAGGCACTCTTTAAGAGGTTGTGATCCTGGTGCTTTACCTCCTGATGTAATTAGTCGAGCTCCTTTTGGTCTAATATCAGAGAAATCAAATTTTAATTTTGATGTGCCTTGGAAATAACTTTTTACAAGTGCCTTAACGGCATCAGCCCAGCCTTCAATTGAATCCGCAATAAGAAATCTTCTTGTTCTGTCTAAATTTGGTTTTCTGATTTCAGGTAATTTTTCTACATGATGTTTTTGTACCGAATAACCAACTCCAGTACCGCCTAACAATAAAAACATTGTTTCGCCGAATGCTCGATAATCATCTATAGGAAGATATGCACAGTTATAAATTCTATTTGGGGAGATTTCAATAGGTTTGCCGCCAAATTGCAATGACCTCATTGATGGTAGTACTTTTTTTGCATAAACATATTCATATGCTTCTGATATCTCGTTGCGTAGTTTAGGATATTTTTCTATATGCATATCCTTATTACGTGTTACTAATTCATCCCATGTTTCACGGCGGTTCAAGGATGGGATATACTTAGCATACTTCATGTATACTGTAATATCACTTAAAATTTTGTTTGAAATCTCCATTTTGTAATCTCTTTTTTCTTTAATTAAACGATTTATTTTTAGACAAAAAAAGCCCGGGGTGTAACCCGGACGTGCTTTTATATAAATATGACATCATCCCAATGTTCCGCCTAGATCTTTAAACTTTTGCGCAAGATTTTTTTTCACAATATTTTCTCCCGTTTTCATTACCTGAGTCGTTTGCTTTCCTTGTGCAGTTTGTGGCTCAAAGAATTGAAATTGTCCATTATTTGTATTTATTTTACATGGCAACGTTATTCCGTCAGGACCAAATCTATTTTTAATTACATGCCCTCTACCAGTACCTGACATTTTATCTTCTACTTTTCTAGAAAGAGACATTAAAAAGTCTGCTACCATTACTTTACCATATGATGACGCAATTTTGTCGGCTTCAATAACATCTTCTTCTAATGCAGATCGACCTGCTTGTGATGCTGTCCATACTGGTATGTTATATTCACCAGCCATACCTCGCATTTCTTCATATAATTCCTCTAATGCTTCATGTTTGTCTTTTTTGGTATTTACCTTTAAAAGATCTCCGTAATCTATAATAATTAGATCTGGATTATTTCCTAGCATTATAGTTTTTTCTATATGAGCTTTAATACCAATAACTCCTATAGATTTAGTTGGATAATGTTTTATGACCAATTCGCCTTTTAGTTTATCCATTTTATCTTGAATATCTTCTTGATAATTTTTTAGATTTTGTGCGTTAATGCCTGTTACTACTGAGTCATATCGTTGTCCTACATAATTCTCATTGAGTTCTAATGTATAGTGAATAACAGTTTTACCAGCTTTTACTGCATTTGCTCCTATATTAATAAGCAACCATGATTTACCAATACCAGCTGGTGCCATTACTACTCCTAATTCTCCTGGGGCAAGACCGCCATCCATTAAATCGTCAATAACATCCCAACCAGTTGTCATGGTATCTCGGGCTGCTTCGTCATAACGTAAAGACACAGTATCTTTATACTCTAATCCTATATCAGTATCTGCACCAGCTTTCATAGCACCGTCAATTTTGCTTTTAATTTCGTCATAATTACCCATTTTAAGTAATCCGACACTATCCATTATTGCTCTTTTAATTTCTTGATTCTTACAAAACTTGAGTATTTCGTCTTTAACAAATGTTAAATCGTCTGACTCCATATATCTAAAAACGTCTTTGAGTTGTTCTAATATGGCGGTCTTAAGCACATCATTTTCTATACCAGTAACTTTAACTTTTAATACGTCTTTTGTAGGGGGTGTTTTATATTCTCGAAAATGGTCTAATATAACTTCTAATAGCCAACTATTAGCATCTGACTCAAAATAGTCTGCTTGTATAATATCAGTAATTTGCTGTAAAAATACTCTATCTGTAAACATTGCTGCTAAAACTTTTACTTGAAAGCTCCAACCGTATTCACTTAACTTATCTGTCATATTAGATAATAATAAAAATTATAATAAAATCAAATCATTTATGTGTTTGTTTTGCATATGCATCTAACGAAAGCCATGTTCGAGTCAACCAGTCTGGTAAATTCTTCATTACAGCCCACATTTTATCTTCATAAAATAATCTTTGAAACTCAGCTCTATTTAAAGCAGATACTGGTTCTGACATTATTCCTCTAATTTTAGAAGATACATTTGCAGATATATCTAATAATTTTATATCCATGAGTTGCCAATTTTTAATTAACGTTTCACGATTGTCTAAAATCTTTTGATATTTTTTTGTTTCCGTTAAAAGTTGATTACTTTTTTCGAATAACTCTTCTAACGTAACTTGTTTTTCATGTACGATTTCTGGGATAAGTTTTAAGATAGTCTTTGGACCTATACCAGTTACACCAGGAATATTATCTGATTTATCTCCCGTAAATGATCTATATAATACCATATTACTAGGATGTACACCAAACTCATCTATAACTGCTTGGGTGTCATACATTTTCTTTTTAATAGGAGACCATACTTGTATCCGATCGTCTACTAATTGATAGAAATCTCTATCGGTAGAAACAATTGTAATTTTTTTACATGTTTCATTGTACATTTGTGCAATATAGGCAATAGTATCATCTGCTTCTATGCCGTCCATTGCTAAAAAGGTTACTGGTAAATTATCTAAATATGAAACTAATCTACTAAATTGCTTTCTCATTGACTCTTGTTCATCTTCTATACTTGTTTCGTGATGATCAAATCTTCGAAGTTTAGTTTTATTAGCTCGATTTGCTTTATAACCTTTATAAATTTTTCTTCTTTTAGCGTTGCCGCCGCGTCCATCAAATGCAATAACACATCTGCTTGGTTTAAAGTCTCTAACAGTTTTACCTATAGAATATAAGAATCCAGTAATACCACCAATATGGTCACCATCTTCATTATATGCTGGAGTTGCACCAAAACTTCTAATAAAGGTATTGAGCCCGTCAAATACCATGATATGATCATTAGCATCCTTCGGGCTCGTTTCCTTTTCTTTCTGTAACTCTTTAAATAATCGTTGATACTTATTCATTATCCTTCTTCGTCAATTACTTCTTCATCGATAACAACATCATCGATACCTCCGTCTATACCAGCTTGATATTTGAATATATAAGCGTCGCAGATTCTTTTGTATAACCTTTCTTTTGCTTCAGGGTTTTGCATTACCTTACTAACAAAGTCTTTGCTTTGGAACTTCATTTCTCCAAAGACTTCTCCAGTTTCATGATCTACATCTTCCAATGTGTACCATGCTCCTGCTTGTTTAACCAATTTGAATTTTTTCATCAAATTTAACCAACCGCCAAAGTTGTCAATACCACTATCATAATAGATTTCATAATCAATCTTACGATGTGGTGGCCCCATACGGTTTTTGACTACCTGCACACTGGTTTTACTACCCACTACTTGCTCCGCACCATTAACTGTTGCTTTAATCTGACCGGTATTTTTTAATCTTAGTCTGACAGATGCATGAAAAGGAATTGCCTTACCACCTGCCGTTGTCCACTGATCTCCAAATGACACGCCCATTTTAACTCTTAGTTGATTAGTAAAGATCAAACAGATTCTCTCTCGAGCAATCCAATTTGTAACCTTACGCATTGCTTTAGACAATATGATCGATTTAGAAGTTGCATATCCATCTTTATCATATTCTGCTGCTAACTCAATCTTTGTAGATGCACCCATTATGGAATCAACTACAATTGTTACCAATCTGTCTTTGTCTGATTTACGTACACCGTCAACGATAGTTTCAATCGTTTCAAAGATTTCCTCTACCGTTTCGAGTGGTACATATAACATGGTTTTCAAATCGGCGCCGATTGCAGTCAAGAATTCCGAACTAGTAGCTGACTCAGTATCAATATAAACTGCCAATCCTCCTTTTTTCTGCGTTTCTGCTAAGGTATGTGCTGCTAGCAATGATTTACCCGACGCTTCTAACCCTGTTATTTCGGTTATTCTACCAACAGGAAATCCTCCGTTAGGTCGATTAGATATTGCTAAATCCAATGAATCACACCCAGACGATATCCACTCTTTCACATTACTAGGAGAATCATCATCTCCATCTAAAAAGAATGCAGTCTTTAGTGTCTGTCCTTTGAATTGTTTATTTATACTATCAGCTAATGTGTTTGCTAATGCATCTTCCAGTTCGTTCTTGCTTTTGCCTTTTTTCTTTGCCATTGAAGCCCCTACTTGTTAAATAAATCGTTAAATGCTGATGCTACATCTGTTTGCTTTTCTTCGGTCTTTGTTTCCGTAGTTGCATTATTAGTGCTAGATGTATCTGTTGTTGAGCTAGATGATGTGCTAACGTCTGAACTGTCATCGTCTGGATTCATCCAATCTTTAAGAGCTTGTTCTAACTCTTCATAAGTTGGTTCTGGGAAGATATCAGTGATAGTTGGCTGATTCATAATCTTTTCTGCAATTGCTTTGTCTTCAGTTGCAGCTGATGTATTAGGTTTAACACGAATAGCAGTTTTAGGATATCCTCCACCTTCTGCTGGTGTAAACTCTACGTCGATGTCACGACCATTTAATAGATCGGTGATATCACCATAATCTGGATCAGATACAATTGAAAGCAATTCAGTGTAAATTGTTTTGCCAAATCCCCAAAATTTAACTCCTTCAGATTCTTTACCTCTTACGATAACCGGAACATATGTTCTCATTTTAGGTTCGATTTTACGACCCATTAGCCATTCATCTTTGTCACCAGTCTTTTTTAGTTTTTCTGCAAATTCAACTACTGGATCTGCATTACCGAATGATACCGGTGATAGCATTGATCTTTTAGCAATGTCATAATGAAAATACAATTCTAAGAATGGATTATCTTTGCGATGAACATACGGCACGATTCTTACACGTGTCTTACCAGCTTCTGGTTTCCAAAGATTGTTTCGACGATCGTTGTTGTTGTTTAATTGATTAAGTTTTGCCTTGATGGCGTCTAAATTAAGTCCCATTTAAGTCCTTTTTTTGTTAAGTTATTAATTTATGTTATTTATTAATTATATATTAGATAATTAAATCGTTAAGTCCAAGTAATTGTTTAAATTTTTTATTATTTTTTTATAAGCCTTGTTTGCTTAGATATTCTTGTATCCACTGATCATTTATTCCGTATTTATCAGCAATATCGTCGTCTTGTATATCAATTGATATAACATCACCATCTGCATCTAACATAATTGTGATATCAATTTCATCGTTATTAATATTTATACTACAATCAAATTTTATATCAGACACCATTCGTGTTATGTCAAATCTAGAACCACCGTCAATATTATTGTCTTCAATATATGCTTCAATATCTCCTAGAGTTTCTTCTACAAATTGAGAATCTAATACGCCACTTTTTTGAATAGACATATTTGAATAGTTTAAATCAACTTCTGCATAGTTAACTATAATGTCTATATTTTGCGTTTGAGAATTTCTACCTATTATTTGTAAAATTTTAGCTACATTGGGATTAGTATTAATAGAATTTACTATTTTATATGCTTTAAGTGGTTTTTGCTGTTTAATAGCTAGAAATGCTCTATGATTACCATCCATAACTTCGCCGTTACTATCTATTGTAATAGGAGGCATTTTTGATAGGTCTACGTTTCTAGGATCTGAATCTGTGTCTCTAAAATATTTGTCTACTTTACCATCAATATAGTCTTGATATTTTTTTTCTCTATCTTTCATTACTTGAGGATCTAATTTAAGATCAGTATGATTGATAGATACAGGTTCTTCTAGTTTAAATTTATCTATATTAAAAATAAATCTTTTAAATTCAGCGTATGAATCATTTTTATAATTATAATCTAACAATTCTTTTTGTTTAGGAAACATCTGAATCAATAAATCATGAATTTGTTTCGCCTTAACTGGATCACGCAAAACATTACCTATCTGATTAAAATCAGATTTTGTCATTTGGTTTTCAGTTAAAAGTAATGTTTTTAATCGTATCATATTATTAATATATTATATATAATAAATATCAAACTACCAAGAAACCTTCTTGAAAAATAATAAATCAACAACACGATAATTGTCATCATCAGTTAGTATAAATGAATTACGATAGTTGGTCCAATCAACTTGAAATGTTTTATCTAACACCCCATTATTCACACGACGAATAATTGCATTAAGAGCATTAACTGTGTATAGCGTGTTAGTTTCTTTTTTTCGGTGAATACTAATAGTATTCTGTCCTCTTGTTTCTGATGAATCTGCGTTATATGTGCAATATAACTGAGATGGTAATTCAGCATTAGAAAACACAAATATTCTTTGTTCTGGTATAGTATAACTTTGTTGTATGTAGTCAGTTATAATATTTAAATCTGATTGATGTGCAAATGTGCACAGTAGTTGCGTTCTCACTATTATCCCTGTCCTTGTATGTATTCATATCCTTGAGATGATGGTATATTTTTCTGCACAAATCTATATCTACCCTGCGACACCACATCAATAGCAAAATCTTCAGCTAGACCAATATGTGGTTGTGGGTTTCTATAATTATACCAAATTAAACCTAATATACTATTAAAGAATGTGTTTTTAATAGTATTTAAATCAAATAAAAAGTTTTGTGGGTTTTTTATAAATTCATGTCGTTCTACACGCTTAAACCATATAACAATATTTGAATTAACATCATCAACAGGATCACCAACAAAAACGTCAGCTGCAGTATCTTCGCCGGCTGATAACTCTATTTCTTCTACATCTTCATCAGATATCCAATATGACTTTTGCTTTCCATCGGTATTAACCGTTAATCTTGTATCTTTTACTGTTGTATCTAAATTTGTTTTATAGAATACGTCATGTAATTCTTTGAATCCTTCATACCAGTTATGCATTGCTGATTTTTTCCATTCAAATGATGCTAATTTATCTGGGTCTATAACTGACTCAAATCTTGTTTCAAATATACGAATTAGTTTTTTTAAATCTTCTGCGGATTCTGGATTTACTAGATGTTTTAATGATTGATATGGATCTCCAATTTGTGAAACTGGTACAACTATATCTTTATAAAAATCTTTTATTTTGTTTGTTAATGCATATTTTGATGAAAGACCTGCTTTTGCAGGGTCAAAATTTCCAGACTTTAATTCTTTAACTTCCCATTCACCTGCAGGCATAACAATATCATGTTGTGCGGTACCGCCTGGCATCGACTCTTTAACTCCTAATAGAATTGATATTTCACCATTACCCATTCCTCCGCGAGCACCGCCGACATTTACTAAAAAGAATTCTTTAAATGCTTTCCAACCCTCAGCTACGAATGAATCTATACTATGCTTTCTGAAATTATTATCAAATAATACTCGATCATCATTATTTAAACTGTTATATACAGCCATGATTTGATCTACTACCGGTGCTGGTAATTTTAGTTTGTTAGTTAATACAGATTCAACGTCTAAAATATTTGATTCATCTTCTTGTTCAGACAATCCTTTGGCTTTTCGGATAATTGCCATTCGCTCTGTTTCAGATAAATCAGTCATTTCAATTAATACACGATCTAGTTCTTGATAATCTGATTCAGAGTCGGGATATCCTTTTGGTAATCGATATGTCCACTCTGTAATTAAAGAATTTATATTCATAACGTAATTGTTCTCATTTTATCATAAATATCGCCAACTTTACATTTCACCGGAAAATTCCCTTGTTCTAACAAGTTTTTTAATTCTGGTAAAATACTCTTAGCTTCTGATAAAGGAACATCGAATAATACGGAGTCATATGTATATAATATTATACATGTTTTGTGATCTTGTAAATAGTCTTGAAGTTGTGATAATTTATTAACGGATACTTCTGTTTCAGTGGCTTGTAAATAATAATTAAACAATTTAAATGAAGTCATATTGGTAACTTGATCTTTGCATATACTGCGACCAATAATCGGCGTTTTTACGCATCCATTACGTTTCCACTTATCCCATAGGTTAAACACAAAATCATTTACTTGCTGAAAAAATGGAATACTTAAAAACTCTTTGTCAATACCTCCATATAAAAGACGAAATGTTATTGATTTGCTTTCATTTCTTTGTTCATCTGTTAATGCATCTGTGCCAAAATAGAATTGGCCGAGATAATCATGTATACTTGTTTCAGGTAAATTATATCCGATTAGTTTTGCAATTAATCTAACATGATAACTATCAAAATCCATTTCAATTAAAGCACCATTATCAAAACGACTACAAAATGCAGATCTAGTACCATCTTCTTTGTTCATAGCCGCATAATTGAATCCGCCGAATGCGTTACTTGGCCGGCCAGTGGTGGTATGATAATTATATTGCGAATATACCATATTGTCACTAACCTGATCAGGAAATTTAAAATTACTATTAACTTGTAATCCATTACTTTCTATTTGAGCAAATGTTTTAGGATATAAATTGTTAAATTTTAAATATGAATCAGTTAATTTTGCATTCATACACATTGGCCAAGAATAATGTCGTATCTTTTGACACATTGCCAAATGTTGCTGCATTGGAATCACTGCATTTACCTCTTTAAGAGATTTCAATCTTCTCCAATAAAATTCATGTGCTGCAGTTGGATAGTGATTCTCATCATATGCTTCATTATACGTGTACCACCATAAACTCTTAACGTCCCATACGGCATTGTTTCCGCCCGATTGTAACCATCGCTTCTTGTCGTGGATAAATATATCAGTTAATGATAAGAACTGTTCTACGTATTCGGGAAAGCCCCTTATTTGTTCAGTGTGATGAATTGGGATTATCCATTCACTCTCATCTTCACAATAAACGTAGATTGCATATATATCTTGAATACATGTATGTGATGTTGAGTTTGCATAGATAGGAACTAGCAATGTCTTGCAATCTGCAATTATTTGCAAACACTTTGTTACATCAGATTCATAGTCCACTATCATATAACATATAATAGTAAAAATTTATTAGGAATCCAATACGTTAATATCTTTTGGAGTTACATTGTCATTATCAACATAATACTGTAATAGATCCGTAAAATATAAAGATATACCAGGTACTGTGATTTCTGCTGTTTGCAATTCTTTGTAATTATTGCTCTGTACACCCGGAATTGTTATGTTGCCTTGTTGAGTATCAGTGATATTTCCTGTAATATACCATTTAAGTTTAACAGCTGAGTACAATACCGGATCTATATCTTCGCTAGTATATGCATCATATGTGTCACTGTTAACTTCATAAAATATGTTGTCATTAGATCGTTTAATTATAAATCTATCAATATACCCGTTATTAATATTTTCTTTGGTAATTACAACGTTATACGTGTTAAATGATTTATAATTGATTTCTATATCAGAAATTTTATTGTACTCAATAACAGACTCTGGTTGTTCTTTGTATTTAATTAATTTTACTGATTTATTTTTGTTCCATGTTGGTTGTGAATATATTTCGCCTGTTGTGTATTTATGATATAATCCGACATAATCTACATTATCAGTAGTCATTAGCTCTTGACCAGTAGTATATAAATTATTAACTATTTCATTGGCGCTATAATATGACTTTATTCTCATTGTGTGAAATCTATTCTAGGTCTCATTATGCATTGTATTGACGTGTTCCATTCACCGGTTGATGAGACACTATGATTTATTCCGATGATACAAAATACAGTGTTATTAGTATATCTTTTTGGTAATCCAGAAAATTCCAAAACATCCCCATATCTAAAACCATTTACGCCTTCTACTGTAAATGATGCATCAAACGGTATGACTGGTGCTTTTAAATTAACAGAATCTTCTAAAGCTGATTTAGGATATTGAATGTATTTTTGCAAACTAGTATGTAATTTTGTTTGATTTTTACTTTCATCCATGTTTTTACCATATAATGCTATAGATCCAGATACTGGATCAGTTAATTCAAATAAATATTTTGCATTATTATCCTCGTATGACTGTTTAATTTTATTTAATGTTTCAACATTTGTTATATTTGAAACTGTGTCATTTCCGTTTGCATCACGCTGTGTCTGTGTTGCACTATACATGTATGATAAGAATGGAGCTATTTCAGATTCTGATATATCAGCTGGATTCTGATTTAATACATATGCTAAATTAGACGCATCACTCGGTAGTTTGCCATTGAAAGTAAAATCTTTAACAATAGTACCGGCTTCGTTATTTGCAAACATTGGCACATTAAATGCGTTGGGTACAGTACTAAATGACTTAACATTGTTACTATCATAATATAATAGTGCATTTTGGTTATCTGGGTGAGTGACTAATTTTAAATCATAAGCTCCGCCTGATGCATAATTTATTCTAGCAGATATTCGTTGTAAAAACTCAGCAACAGTGTATATTTTGTCTGTTGCCATTGCTGTTATTATTTGTTCAATAATTGTAGTTGATATGTATATTAATGTGCAATATGATTCGGGCTTCGTGATATCCGCTTTGAAAAACTTAGGTTTTTTACTGTCTAACTCACCATACCATGTAAATGAACCATAATTATCCTGGCCAGGGAAGAACACAGACAATGGATCCGCAGATACTAAATTTTCGTAATATTTACATGTATTTATTTCTCGATCAAAAACAATTTCAACATTTCCAACTACTGGAGCTGCTTTTGGCAGTATGAACTTATTAACAAAATTTATCAGTGCTTTCAATGTAATATATTTCATAGACTGCATATCTGATTTTGGAGCTCCCCAAATATAACTAACATCTTTTAATTTAGTATCAGTTTCATCGATATATATACCAGACGTCTTCGATCCTAATTCTATTCGCTTTTCTTCGATTACCTTTTCTATTTCTTCATGGAATGTAGTGACTGCAACTCCTTCAGCAGATCCACTCGTATTAGTTTTTTTACTAGTATCACTCATAGCCATCGAAAGATCAGTATATACTTGTGTGGTGCCTCTCATTGTTAAACTTGCAGCAACACTTGCATCTTGTTGATAATCCAATGTAAATGAAATAATAACACCGTCAAAAACAAATGCATTCATTTTTTTATATTGTTGTTCCTGTTCTGGTGTTATATCCGGATATAACTCTTTGAGTTTTTCAGTTGATGGAATTGATCCTGGTGTTAAATATGCAGTTTCACCAACAATAGCTGTATTAGGATGTTCTATATATATCTTTACATTTCTGCCTGGTCTTAAATAAACGGATTCGAAATAATCTAAATCTCTTCCAGGATTTGGTATTGTGACATTTGCGGTTGCAGTTTGCATAACACCCATCGAATCGTCACCTATAGAAACTTCTAATCCAGTTAAATATGGAGGTATTCGCTTTGATGTGTTGGTTCGTTGATCCGCTTTACCATCTGAACCAGTAATGCTATATATTCGATCGGTTATAAACCCACGTGGACCTGTTGGTAAATATTCGCCTTGCCTTACTCCAGCACCTCCTAATATTGCTTCAGTAATTGGTTCTTTTTTCGACGAAAATTGTTGTGGATTTCCATTTAGTGCTGCTCCTAGGGCTTCAATAGTATTAGTAGGGACATATGTAATATCATATGGAGTTATTGACACATTGGCAATTTTACTAACCATGTAGTTAATGTCTTTGGTTCGGCGATTGCCTTTACCTGCTGCTGCTCGAGCTAGTAATTCTAGTTGTAAATTAGCATCTACTTGTGAATAAAAAATATCACTCATCTTGTTCTATTTGTTTGTATAACTTGATCTAAAAATTCTGTTTTTGCTGGTATTCTCATTTTGGTATTTGCTGGGACAACTAAAGTTCCTTTTCCTAATCCATTTGCTGCAGCAATTACCCACCACAATGAAACATCACCATAAAATGTATTAGCCAATTTATCTAATCGATCTGCACTAGTAGTGATTATGAATGTGTCATTTGCAGTAGCTGGTATAGTTGGGAATATAGTAGTACTACGTCTACGCTTACCGTTTAGGTCTTTCATTATATTTGTGGTTGAATATCTACTCATTATTAGCCCCTTGCTGCATTTCTTTCTTCTCTTCTTGCGTCTTTTTCTAGTCGTTTAGCATCTGCCTCGGCTTGGCTTTTAGCTATTTTTGCTAATTCATCGACACTTAATTCTGCATTATTCCTAGTATCACTTAACCAATTGTCATTTCCTGGTAGTGGTAGTCCCGAATCACCATCGAATCGTTTAGCCAATGAATAGAACTTGCCTCCTTTTTGCGGTAACCAATCTGTGATAGGTGTTACTGTCATATTAACGTCTACCTTATGTGGTGTTTGCATCATCTGTGGATCTTGTTCTATGTTAGTTTCCCATGTTGTATCTGCACTATGTAATGTGTAATTAACACTTTTTACTATCACTGCTTGTTGATTGAATAAGTCTCCTATAGTTATACGCATCCATGGGCCTACTAGTGCAATATTATCTGTGGTATATTCTGGTGCGGTATATCCGGCCAATGCATTTAATTTTCTCCAAATTGGTTTAACTTCATCTCTGTCTGTTGCATACACAGTAAAATCAATTGATATGTCTCTGGTAAATCCGCCATACTGAAAATTTTGATCTCCCCTACCTATAAGTTGAAATCCATTCCATGACGCATTGAAGCTATCAGAAATCGAACCAATTACTGCACGGAAAACTATGATATCGTCTTCCTCGGTAGTGTTCCCGGCATGAAGCTTAGGTCCAGTAAAGAAAAACTTTATAAGATCTGCTGTTGTTCCGACTTTATCAAAAATCGCCGCATCTCCAAATATTTTAGGTTTAGGCAACCATCGATATGCATCTTTTAATTCTCGTTGACTAAAATCTATAACATTGACTTTATCACCTCGGAATGGTGTTGCTTTAGATAATAGGTTTTTAGTAGGAATCCATGATCCTGGATCTTGTTTATAGTTACCTGGGCCAGATTCATCTGTCGACACATCGTTTACAATACCAGGAGACCATTGAGTAGCTACATGACTTTGTGCTGTAAAATCATTTCTCAAAGCATATGGATTATCATGATCTCCCCAACCATACAATGTTTGCAAGTTAAATATAGAATATGGACCATACGGAGAAATAGATGTAGCAGAATATAATCCGGAGCGAATTGCATTTTTATTATTACCAGCATCTGAGCGATCGAATAGTGTTCTTTGCGATACCGCTAATCCGTCTACTCGTTTTGTTGATAATGCAATTGCAGTATCTACTCCCTCTTTAGGGAATTTTCTTGCTCTGAAGTCTGGATATTGTATTCCAACATTATTAGTTGACTTTAAAGCATTAACGGCAGATACAGCATAAGCAGATTTAGGAGAATAATTTTCTGAGCTATTAGTAAAACTTTGTCCAATTTGAGCTACTTGCGGTATTCCAGATAAACTACCAATTGCGCCTACGGCAAACCCTGTTGCTTTTTGAGCTAAACTACCTAGAGTGATATTTGTGGTTTTAGCTTGTAGCGGAGTCCATTCTGCTGCATTTGGATATGTAGTATTAGTTGGCATTATATTCGTTTCCTCCCGTTCATTGATGTGTCACCCATTACGTTGCTTCCTCGAAGTGTAACAAGTATGCTTTGCAGAAGACTTTCCATTCTTGCATTTGATGTTACTGGTCCTCCTGCGGCATAACCAACTGGTCCGCCACTATTGATTTTGTCTAGCAATGATTTGTTTCTTCTGGTAGCTGCGGCATTAATAACATATTCACCGTCGGATAATCGGGCTGGTATCGAATCTGATGTTCCGGTGCCTGCGCCTGATATGTATCCACCAGTTGCTTTACCTGTTACTACTGGTTCAGCTGATGGATCTTTTATTATTGTAGTTAAATCCGTTATCTTCCCAGCAATCTTATCTATTCCTTTTCCTAATACTCCTGGTAATACCTCACCCAGTTGTTTTAATGGAACAAGTGATTCTTGCAATCTATCACTAACAATACCTAGACTTCCAATGCCTTTTATAAAGTTCGGCTCTGTAAATGTTTCGGATGCTTTTCTTGCAAATTCCATCGATGCTTTAACCGAATCGTTGAGGTCCTTTGTAAATACAGCTCCCGACGGGCCATCAGCAGTTCGTTTACCATCCCCAGCAATTATTCCGCCTTGTCCAATAAATGCTATATCTTTTTTTATTGCGTCTAATGAGTCAGCGCTTCTTTCTGCAGGTGTTCTGGTGTCTGATGTTTTAAGTAACTCATCAATTTTTTTAAGTTTATCTTCATCACCTTTAGCTTCTTCTTTAAGTTTTTGTATGGCACTTTGAGCATCATCAGCTGACATATTCATTATATCTTCAGCATTTAGATCGACCAATAGTTTTCTTTTCTGAATCATTTTGGCTAATGTTGCTTCGTCAGTTCCCATTAGCTGAGCAGCTTTCTGTCGTGCAAATAAATTCTTTTCAAGAGTATCACCTTCACTAGCAATGAATTGATTCATTAACTCTGCTTGTTTAGTAGCATCACCAGTTACAGTTGCCAGTCGATATTCGTTTGTTAAACTTTTACCTTGATTGTCTAATAATCGCCGGCCGGTTAGTTGTTGGTATTCCATTTCTGCACCAATACTGGATTCTATGTTTAACAATGATTCTCCAGTACCATGTAAACTTTCCATGGATGTGCCTAACAATCTGGCTTTCATTGTGGCTACTTCTAATTTGTTTCCAACCCCACCATATTGCAATTGTAGATCTGATCCCATAGCAGCTATGTCTTGCATAATTTGAGATTGTTGTTGCACTGCATCTATTCCGGTAAATTCTTCCAATGCTCTAGACATTTGTTCAATTTCACCTGCTGCTTCAGCTCCTGTTTTTCCGATACCCGCAGCATATAATTCAAAGCTCTGTGCGCCTTCTTCTGATAATCCTATATTGTTTTGTAAAAATGTTTGTGTTTTAATTAGATTACTTAATGTAGTTTTTTGTACTTTATTAGACGTTATAAACCCACCAGTAATCTTTCCTAATCCTGCAGCATATTTAAATAGTTTAGCATCGCCAATTTCAACGTTAATAGCTCGTAACCGTTTAGAAAAATCAAATCCGCCGGCACTACTCAATTTAAATTCTTTTTGTAAGTCTTTTTGACTTTCTATTAAGAATGTGAGATTTTTTATTGACTTTTCGGTTGCTTTTGCAAAATCATCAAAATAAGCAGTGGCTCTACCAACACCTGCTGACAATGCTGCAAATTCGCTGATGTTGGCTGAAACGAGCTTACTCACATCTTCAATAGCCGGACCAACACCTTTTAATGACGCAGCGAAGGTATCGATTTCTTTAGCAATTTTAGCTACAGTACCGCCTTTATTTAAATCGCCAATAGATTTAGCAAATTTGTCAAATTCATTTGCCATACCGAGTCTAGGCTGCTTCTTTAATTCGTTAATAGACACGTGTTTTGAAGATCTCATTAATTGACTCTTTATTATAAATATTTACAAGTTAATTTTTGAACTTTGGTCTGTTGATCTTATTTTTTTGTCGATTGACTTGATCTTGTTGATCTGCTGCAGCATCACTCCGTATCTTGTTGATTCTAGATACCCATAGTTTACGAATTCGCAAAGGCATCGTGTATATGTCTTCAAATGACCAACGACCTTCACCAGCCCATAATAGGTCAAATAATTGATTATGAAATAATACTTGGTCTTTTGCTTTAAAACCAAAAAAGGTCGAGCTTAAATTGAAATGTGGCAGGATAAGTGGCTCCCGCATCATCCACTACTTCTGTTTCATAATTAATACCGGGTGCTGATTCCACAATATATTTTCTAAGTTTTCTACTATCTATTGCTCGCAGTTCATATTTTAAATACTCTTCTATAATATTAACGTCCGTATCTCCGTTTATTGCATGGATTGACATTTTGAGAAATGAAGAGTTAATTGATTCGTCTTCTACTTTATTAGCATCTGCAGCTGATAAATATTTAAATTTAATAACATCGTTATTACTAGGAATAATATATTCAAAACAACCGTTACTATCTGCTGCTTTATCAAATGTTCGTGATTTTAACTTTGATAGATCCAATATTGCACTTACCGGCTTATCTGTTTTAGGATCAGTGACTGATACTGGATATTCATTTCCATATCCTAATATTCTGGCAGATATAATTAACCATTCTTTGTCACCAATAACAAGCTCAGAAATATCAACTCCTGGTGTTACAATTAATGCTTCTAGCAGTTTATCAAACATAACACCTTCGCTTATATAACTACTATTAGATAGTATGTCTTCATCATATGCAGTCATGTGCCGCATTTCTATTTTTCCTGAATTTAACACTGATGTTTCTGCATATACTTTGCCTTGAGATGGCAATGTAATTATGTTTGCAGGAAATTTGCTGTTTTGCTTTTGTTGCTCGTACTGCTTTTTTGCTAATTCAACAATTTGTTTGTTGTCTAATCGATCGGTAACTTTACTCATAATATCCTCATTATAACTTTATTATAAATATGGGTGAACACAAAAAATGGGTAGAAATTAATCTACCCACTCTATTAATATAATTTGTATTTTTAGAAATTTAAGAATGCCCAATCGTATCGAAGATCCATTGAAATTTTAACAACGTCTTCACTTGACCAATCTAATTCACCAAAGTTTGTACTAGTAATATATGTTCCTTTTAATATCCATTCCTCAACTTTTTCACCTGATGGAGAAAGTGATGTCAATGTTACTTCTTTTTTATACATTGATGAATACCCATCTCTACCAGTTGCAGATTCATGATGCAAACGTACCCAATCCATAACAGACTGTGCTGCTGATGGTACAATTGGATCATATAGTGATATTGAGATTCCATTCCATTTAGTTTTACCTTTTACGTAACGTTGAACGTTCATGTGATCTAATACAATTTCTCCATTGTCTAGACTAGGTTTAGCAGATGAATGTATAAGATATGCAGGTATGCCTTCTATTTCCATGATAAATTGATGCGACTTCTTTGGTTCCCATGAGTATGCGTTTTGCCAATAATTATTGTCAATACCATAATCTTGAAAGTTCGCGTTTAATTGATCTTCTAATGCCATATTGTATTCCTTGTATTTTAATATAAATATAACGAACAGTAAAAAAGGCAGAACCAAAATCCTGCCTTTTGTGTTATTTTTTAATCCTATTCAGGAAATGATGCACCCGTAGGTTGAATATTAAAGTCTAAGACAATAAATTCTGCCGTTCTAGTTGGTTGTAAAAATATTTGACCATACATTATATTTCTATCTATTACGTCTGGTGTGTTATTTGTTTCATCCATTACTACACGGAATGCTGACAAACCTTGTTGTGCTCTTACTTGTTCTAAATAAGGATTCACAATGCTCAAGAATCTGTTTCGTGTTGCTGAAGTGTTTTGTTCGAATACTAAGTATTTAGTTGACGACGCAATAAACTTCTTAACTTCGATAAGCAAACGACGCACATTGACACGGTCTAATGCACTCGGACGAGCTTGCAATGTCTTTTGCCCCCAAACACAAATTCCTTCATTAGGGAAGTTTGCTATAGGATTAACACGATTCTCATACAACTCATCTCTATCTGATTGACTTAGATTCTTATATGTACCAATTGCTGTTGTCAAACCACCTCTAGTTAAACCAGCTGGTGCATACCATGGTGCAGTTACAACATCATTAAATGCTAATACACCTGGCATCACTACTGATGGCGGAACGAAAATTGGTTTATTTTTTCCTGGATCTACAACTCTTACCCATGGGAAATATGTTGCTGCATAATTGCTATCAATATTTGTTACTTGTTGAACTACAGTATCAATATTATCTGTTAATGCATTACTATCCATTATATAGAATGTGTCTTGTCTTTGTTCTACCAAGTTTCTAGCAGCACTAGTTACTAATGGGTGAAGGCTATCAATAACACCTGGTGTTATCAACATGTTCATATCATAATAATCTGCATTACTTAGCAATGTGAATGCTTTATTATATGCCTTAGTTCCAGTTGTGGCTGTACCACTACAATCAAATCCAAATGTGTTTGTAGATTTAATATTTGTTCCTGATAGTTTAGGTAAATTAGGACGAGCTCCATCAAACCCACCTTGCATTGGCACCATAAACTTTCTAGTGTTAATAGAAACGTTGCTAGTAAATGTATTAGCATTCAATGCTGTTGTCAATGATCCACTATATGCAGTTGCTGCTGTTGGGAAATTTGCTTCCGCATCTTGGCTTACATCACCTAGATAAAAGTCTACATTACTACCAGTAGTCGAATTAGAAGTTGGAATTGGAGATAAATAATTCAAGTTATTCAAATTATCAAAATCAAATCCGAAATAATTTCTGCTATTAAATGTGGTTTGAACTTGTGATGTTAATGTTTCTGTTGCTGGTAAATTAAGTGATGCACTATACATCGGAATTGGCGATGTTAATGCCACAAACCCAAATGGTATCAATGTTTCACTGTTTGTTTTTTCTGCTACACCTGGATCAACTTCCACTCTAATAAATTTAGATAAATTAGGATAATCACCATTAACAACAATATCACCAGCATCAGTTACTGTGCTGTATCGGTCTCCAATTACTCTAGAAATATATCTAGGAGAGTCTGGATCTAAATTTAGATTTGTAAATGATTCAACAATATCCGGTGTTCTGTCTGTGTCTTGTGATGAATATGGAGTATTAGCAATATTGGTAGTGTTTACACGTCTTACCTCTACTGTAAATGTTCCGTATCCATTTGGATCTGAAACTTCGCTAGCAAGTCTAATATCACGAATACCAATTTTCACTTCAGAACTAACTGAGGTACCATGTGATAGTGTGTGAAATTTAAATAGATTCTTTGCCGTTGTTCCAATTTTCTGAGAAGTAATAAACGGTGTTGCTGCTGTTTTATAATCTTCTAAAAATGCATAGTTACTACCAGTTACTTGTTCCAATGAAATAGTGACATCAGCCATATTATTAAACAAGCTAGATGCATTTTTATTTTCATATTGTACATATACTGGATAATCAACTGATTTTGGATTTCTACCAAATATTTTTGTTATATAATTATTTGCAGTGGAGTCAATTGATGCCGAAATAAAGTCTGTTGATAAATATGCAGAATATCCAGGTATAGATGAATCAGTAGCAAATGAACCTGAAACTTTAATTTTTAATGATCCAGAAGCTAAATCTTCTAATGCTGTTTTTTCAA